AAGACCATAAAGAACAGACGCACTTGCAGGAGTCTGCAACGCTCTGTTCATGGCTTCAATCTCGGTCTGAGGCAAGTTTTCTCCAGCCCACTTTAGAATCCTCTTTAGATTGTCCGCACCGCCAACAACCTTGGCAGACTCCTCGAATGCTTGCTTCTGCATTGCTTGTCTGCCACGAACCATTTGTTCGACTACAATAGGATCTGCGTTGAGTCGCTTTGCAACTTCCTTCTTAGTGGCTTCCGATAGGTCGCCCCTTTTGTCGATCTCATTTCCCCACCTTGTCCAATCCTGCTGGGTGATACCACCGTATTCTGGATCTCTCGGTTTTGAGATAGACAATTCATCAGGCATGTTGCTCACATCCTCAAGGACAGGTTCCTCCTGCTTGGGTTGTTCTTGGGCCTGCGGGTCGTAATTAGGATTACTAACCGATGTCTCATTATATTTCTTCTTCAACTCAGCAACTTCTTGCCGAGTCTTAGTGTACTCTTTTTGAGCGTTCTTCAGAGAATTGAACCAATCCTCTGCGCTTTTAAAGTTTGATGGGATTCTTTCACCCATCTCCTTGACAAACCTTGTGAACGCAGCACGCTCCTGTGCAAGAACAGGATCTTCGGCTGGCTCCTGAGGCATGACAATATCATTACCTACCTGAGTCTCTTCGGATTGTTCAGGCTTGTTTAGTTCGGACATTTAGTTTGTTCTCCTTTGCGATTGTTCGCTTCTTGCGAGTCGCCTTGGAACTGTCGGGCTTAAGCCCGGTATTCTCAATTGCGTATTTCTTTGTGTTGTTGGGCTTCTTCATTTACCCATACTTCTTCTTCATAGCAGGCTTCTTGCCCTTGGGGGCTGCTGCCATGGTTGGCTTTCCCTTACCCTTTCCCTTCATGGGGGAATAGTCCTTCATCATTTCCTTCTTACTCTTCATAGGCATAGTGTGCCTCCTTTGGTTGCAACCACATTGAAGTTAATAGAATTTAAAGACATGGATCACCTTCCTTTCTTCTTTGTAAAACCTTTCAGAGTCTTGGCTAGGTTGCATTGTCGCTTTGACTGGGTTGAAAGGTCTGAAGAACTACAGTATTCCGAGATAGATTTACCGGCTGCTTTTGCCTTTTTTGTCAAGGCTCCGGGTCTTTTTATAGCGGACTGTATCCATTTCTTTTTTGCCATTGATTGCTCCTTTAGCGTGAGAGCCAGTCTTTCTTGTGGTGGTTCCGCAGTTGCATTTAAATTTTTTAATCATTATGGTGATGGATTCCAAGGTTGCTCATTTAAGATATCTAAAATAGCCATATATTTTGGTCTTTCAGTTGGTGGTTGGGTTATCGATTCTAAAAGACCCCAATAGTGGTTGTTAGTATAGTCTCGGTCAACGCCTTTTAGATAAACAATAATATCATATAATGGTTCTTGGCTTTCAGTAAGAACGCCGTTTACTATTTGCGGACCAAAGGCAAATAACGCCTCAATATATCTCTTATGCCAAATTCTGTAATCGGGGTGGTATTGTAAATCTCTTAACATTATGGTAGGATATTGGTAGTTTCCATAAGGAACATTGTGTTGTCCCATCTCATAAGCAACCAGTTTTAAATTCCATCTTGGTGCTGGACCGCCTTGGGCTACACCACTTAATCGAGACACACTTCCATTAGAACTCCACTGTCTTCGTGACCAGTTTTCCCAAAATACATTACCCTCGGTATCTGGACTTGGGGGAGTAGAATTTAATCCATCAATACATAATCGTTTCCACTTATCTGCCCACCACCAAGTTGATGATTTAGAATCACCCGCTACAGAAGTTCTTTTATCATTCCAAAACGAATTGGAATCTGAGTAGTGAAGTTTTCCTCCTAAATCATTCCAATATGTAGCCATATCCTCTACAGTCATATATCCTTTGCCTATACCCGGAGTTGTTCCCTGTGTCCATCTAGTAAAGTTTGAAAGTGGATAGGGTGCAGTAAACATTTTAGGAGACCATTGACCGTAAGTTGTTCCAAAAGGTCCATTGTTGGTATCTTCAATTTGAGAGTTAGAAAGACCAGTAATTTGTGATATTTCTGCTCCTTCTACCGGCCAACTTCTATATGGTGCTGTTGCAATAGCATTTAAATGACCGGGTGTGTTTTCATCGCCAAACAACAACAGTCGAGCGTGTGGGTTTTCGTATGCTGCTGCTAAAGAGTTGTTTGTAAATGCAGACCAAGCATCTTGTTGGTTTGTTACACAAATGACCTCTCTTGTTGGACTTATATACTCTCTTAAAGATTTGGCTATTTTTGCTGAACAAATCATATCATAGTATCTAATCCAACCATCAGTTCCAGCCCATGTATTTCTATTGGCTGGATCATATCCGGGCATTGTGTATTTTGTTCTTGGAAGAATGTTCATTCCCCATCGTTTAGATCCACCATATATATTCCAACCATTCCAAGATTCATTTGACCACTCAGTATAGACCTTTAAACCCGAGTTTAAATAAGTATTAACTAAGGTTGCGTATCCATTTATATAATCAGTATCAATCCAAAAATCTCGTTCTCCAATAGGTACTGGATTTGTACCATCACCCACAATTTCCCATCCCTCGTCCCTAATTACATTATATGGATGAGACCACCAAAGATCTGCGTTTAGTTGATTGCACATTTCTATGGCTGCTCTTGGAGAATGGGAAAACCGCCTATGTTCTAATCTTGATAAGTTTCCATAACCAGTACTATTATTAGGATGCGTCCACCTAGTTTCTCTTAAATTAACTACTGGAGTTTGCGGAGAAACTCGTTCCCAAAAAGATGTTGAAGGGATTCCCGAATCTATGGACCTTCCAACAACGGGTTGGTTATCGTAGGTTGTGTTTCCCGTATCAAATGAGTGGTCAAAAAATCTTAAAACCTTAGCAAACCCAAACTTTTCTTTCCATTTTGGATTTAACTTTGCTGGTGTATAATTAAACTCATCGAAACCGGGAATAAGGACAACTATATTTTTAACGTTATCATTGGGGTTGTTTGAGATAACATGCAAATATAAAGAAGGTTCTTCCCAAGTGTTTATTGTTTTAGTCCAAGCCCTCTTTTTCATTTGTCTTGGTCCATCACCAAATGGTCCTTGATTAGCAGATCCATTAAAAGTTATCAATGATATTGTTTTGTTTTCGCTTGGTACTGTTGTTACTTCACCACTTGTGTTTGCTAAACACACTTCTCCATCGCCTTCCCAGTAAACATTTAACGTTATTGTTCTTTGTACGTTTTCTCTAATGGAAAGATCTTCTTGTAGTATACTTGCATATCCTCTTGGTACTTGTTTCCTGCCTAATTCATGGTATTCTCCCGTATTACCGTTTTCGACACCAGACAAATTACCACCCAGTAATAATGCAACTTTCCAAGATACGTTTGCTGGAGGAGCAGAAGAAGGCCATCCATTATTATCTAAAGTTGGTCCTGTTCCACCTCCATAAAAAGAATCGTAATAACTTATATTAGAATAAACTAAGTTTACAAAGTTTACAGAATAAGTATAATATGCGCTTCCGTCTCTTACTACTCCAATTCTACTGTTTGTGTTGTTTAATTCTGGAATACTTGTATCACCAACATCTATATCCTTTGTTTTTGTGTCAACCAAACTGTTGTTCGTTGCTTTTACAACAACAGAAATAACAGAATCAATATCTGAACCTGTTAAGGTGTATGTTTGATTGGTGGCACCAGAAATGTTAATTAAGTTTCTTCTCCATTGGTATGTTACGGTTCCTAAATTAATTCCTGTAGGAGATACATCTGAACTAGTTGGTCCTCCTGCTAAGAGAACATCACCAGAAACAGCATTAGAAAATGACTCAATTATTGTTGTTGGACTTGCGTTGTTTCTAATTGTTACTTCATCCAAAACAGGGGGAGCAGATGGTGGTGGTGGTCCGGGTGGTCCTCCTCCAACCCCCGGTTCGCTAGACTTATAAGGATGGTTAAAAGGAAGATTATCAGTTAATCCCCATTTATGTGCTAAATATCCTTCTACTTTTTGTCGAGTAGTTTCGTCTACATATTGATCAACCACTAAGATTTCAGCAATCCAACCAAATCCGCCAGTTTTATAGTCAACACCAGAGGTTGCTACTGGTACTCCACCAATTCTTGGAACATAGTCTGGATTTGAATCTGTATTTACTGGTCGGACTGTAGATTCATTAGATCCTACTTTATTACCGTTTATTCGCCAATCAAGATAAGCAGCAGTACTTGTATCTCCAGATGGTGGATAGTTGTCATTTCCTTGTCGTTTTGATCCAAAAGAAAGAATTGAAAAGTTTTGATCTAAACGAGTCCCTGAGTTATATATTTTTACTGTTCTTGTTACCAAACTTGTAGCGGTAGTATGACCAATATTATCAAATTCAATCGCAGATTCATTAGCATTTGCTGGTGATGTTGAAGCAAAATGCATACGGAATCCATTTCTTCCGTTTTGTTTTATAACATTACCAAAAGGACAAATTCCTGAGTCATAAGTTAAATCATTTGGTCCAGTCGCATTTGATTTACAAACAATAAAAATAGTAGACTCATAAGGATATGCAGAAAGAAATCTCCATCTGCCTCGGGTTGATGCTCTTTCTCCTGAATCATTAGTATTTCCGTTTGCAGCAATATCTAAACAAGCAAGATTTGATCTTGGGAAATCCACAACAGGAAGACCATTGAGGTAATTATCTCTATAAAATGGGGCAATTTGTGCTGCTGTTCTAGAATTTGCATTGCTTGGGACATCATACCAATATTGATTTAATGCATTTGCATTCCATCCGTTTGGTCCAGAATCAACCCATGTCATTACATTATCGCCATCATTTAATCCATTAATAGCATCAGCCTTAAACCATACCTTTACATTTGATTCTATTTCTGATGGATCCCAAGGAACAAAAGACACAGCATCTTGAACAATACTGTGTGTTTTATTTCCAACTGTAATAGTACCTACTCTACTCTCTCCTGTATTTGCTGCAACAGAATATTCAATTGTTCCAGTTAGTCCTGTTCCGCTAGCACCAGATGTTATCGTAATCCAGTCATCAGTTGTTGTTGCAGTCCACGAACATGCTGATCCATTTGTAGTCACTGCAATTGATCTTGTAGAAGAAGCATCTGTAGTAGAAACAGAAACCGGATCTATTGAAACAATCTCACACACGACTTGTGCTTGTGTTACTGAAATTGTAACAGGACTTGCTGATCCACTACTAGAAACTGTTATAGTTCCTGTTCTTTGGCTACCTGTATTCTCACTCACAGAAATTTCTACTTCAGCATTACCAGTTCCAGATGCATTGTTAACTGTTAGCCAATCTACCGAATTTGTGATAGACCAACCACAAGATGGGTCATTGACAAAAATGCCCAACTTACTAGATGTTGCTTCTGGACCAGACAATATAGAAGAAATTGAGGTAGTAAGGTAGTTGCAATCCACTGCTGGTTGATTAGGCGATCCAGTAAATGCCTGACTAATAACTGTAGTTCTTGCTGGTTCTGTTTTATAAGGGTGGTTACTTGGTAAGTTTGCCTGCATTAAATACTTTCTTGCAAAGTATCCTTCCAGCATTTGTCGTGTGTTCTGAGTAATGTTTGTGTCAACTGTTTGTTTAATTAAAGCATACTCGTAACCAAATAGGTCTGCTAGATTGGTTGGTTCGGGTTCAAGTTGCCCATCTAAAATATCACAGCCAACATAAGAAGACTCACTGTTTGCTGGCATGCCCACAGGTGGGTTTCCCCCAGTAGGAACTCCATTGATAGTAACATCAAGAGTTTCTGCCGATCCTCCGTTTACCCTAATCTCAAAAATGCCGCTGATCTTGCTTATAGTAAAGAAGAATGGAGTATTTTGAGTATAGCAATTGTTCTGTGTTTTTGTAACATAGGTTACACCATTTGATGTAAGTCGAATTCCTATTTTTCTGCTGCTATTTTCTTCGTCTATAAATATTGAACCATGATCATCTTGTTCATAAATCCCTGTGCTTAAGAGTGTATTTATTTGGTTTGTGCTTGTGGCTTTAGTGTTTACTACAAAGCCCCAAATAAAATCTTGGGATCCGTTGATCGCTAGATCTGCGTTTTCGCTTTCGTTGTAATAAAACACACCCCTACCATCAAAGGATATTGGAGTATAATTAGCAAGTCCAGTAGAAATAGAAGAGCCATTTCTTTCAGGATCTTTTACAAAGTTATTATTAAACATACCAACTAGACTGGAGTCTTTTAGTGAGACTATTCTAGTATTTTCTAGGTTTGTTTGGAATTTTTCAGGCTTTAACCAAAGAAAACATGGACCCATATTATTTGGGTTTGCTATTGGTCCATTATTCTTATCCCACACAAAATCAAAATCCTCTGGTATTGAGAACTCTGATCCGGTGTTTTTAAGAATAGTGTTTCTGTAGTTTATGATATAATCCTGATCTCCAATTGCAATAAACTTTGTTTTATTTGCTCTTAAACTAAACTTATCGGACTGATTATATTCGCCATCAATATCTAGACTGAGAATTGGGTAGTTAAACACATCTCTTTTTACAAATGTTTGCTTAGAGTTTTGATACACCTTAAACATAAAACTACCAATTGCAATTGAGCCTTCTCTATCTTCTTCAGTGTTGTTTTGTAGTACCTGATAATAAACTGTCCCATTTCCTGTTCCGGTTGGTGTGGTGACAATAAGCCAAGGCACGTTTGAAACAGCGGTCCAAGCACATCCTTCAGTGTCTGTAACAATATCAAACGATCCGTTTGTTTGATTTTCACTGACAACCTGAAAAGATTTTGAAGAAGATGAAGCACTACACGGCAGTAAATAAGTCATTATTATCCTCCTAATCCAAACATTTGCATGGCTTGGTTAATGGCTTCAGGAGGAATATTCTTTCCGCCTGTTTCCGAAATATCTTTATTGGCTGCATTTGCCGCAACTCCTGCTGCATTCTGTGCAAGGATCTGCTGCATCTGCATTTGCTGCTGGGCTTGTGCTTTGGCTTGATCGGCTTGCATGACTTCTTCTTCGGTCTTGACCCACAACTTGGGATCAAAGCCAAGAGACAAGATCAATGCTCTACCAAACTCATCCCACCTGAACATCATGTTTGCCCACTCAGGAAGGTTCCTAGCCATCTCACCCAATTGCATGAGCCTTGTCAGGTCGCTTTCCCTAGACAAAGCCTGAAGCCCGGTTGTGATTTCAATTGCCAAGAGACCATCCTCTTGATCGAACTGCTCTCTCATTCTTGCATCTATTTCATTATTGTTGATCATAAGTAGGATTGTTCTTCGAACCAAAGGTTCCATAAGATCCCTTGCAATAGCGGAGAATGTTCCGCCAAGAACTGTTTCAAGTTCATTGCCTACTGCACGGATTGCTGTTGCAGTCACTCGGTCTCCGGTAGGCATTGCTGCGGTTTGAAGAAGGAAGCCACTACCTACTTCTCTTCTCATTGTTTCCACAGCAGCCTGAGACACTTGGACTTGGGGGTTCATTGTGGACGAGGGAGAGATGACATACACATCTGCCTGCCTTGCTGGAACCCAATCGCCATTGCTGGCTTTGGACAGGTCGTTGAGTTCTGTGAGTCCTGCGGGATCCACTCCCATGAAGAAGGTGGAGGATGCAGCCATACCCTGCACCATGGATCTTGAGTATGCCTCAAGGGTCATAATGTCTCCATAGATATCTTCTACATGGGATCTTCCGTAGTCCTCATTGGCTACGCCTGTCCATTGCAACACAATGAATGGGGACACATCAAAGTATCCCGATTCAATTACATCATCATCCAGTTCTTTTTCCATGAACCATCTGCCATCTTCTTCCTTAGTGATTCTGATATACACAGAATCAAATCCATCTTGGTCATTCTCACCATGCTGGAAGAAGCGTGACTCGTCAACCTTCTCATCGTTAGGCTTGCTTAGATACTCAACATAGATGACTTCTTTTACATCGCCTTGAACATTTCTTCTAATAACAAACTGATCAAGAGGGATAACTCTGAATGAGAAGTCATTGTCCATAATAATTAGTGCATTGCCCGTAACTATAAGGTGTTGAAGAGCAAGGTAGATGGCATCACGCATGTTCTTACCCAACAGTTTCCTATAGATCTGTTGAGACAACACTTCAAGATACTCTGCAATGGGAAGTTCTGGAGACCTTCCATTCTTAAGACCTAACTTGAAAAAAGGTGTATCGTTTAGCGGAATAAGAACGCTGAGGATCTTGGATGACAGGCTGGTTACTCCTCGGCTTGCAACCGAAGAGTATTGCTGGAACATGGGTTCCTGCTCCGTATGATTCTTGGGAGGCAGAAGCGTAGGAATTGTGATGGCAGCACAGGCTCTTGCCCTCTCCAGATAAAGTTCTCTTTTTCTGTCAAGTGCTTCCCATCTTTCCTTGATGCTTCTTTCAGGAACCCTGCTCATTTATAACTCC